GTAGCTTGGAGACAAACTCCAGCAACTGAAACTGATCGTGACATCTCAAAAGGTCGTGATGAGTTTGTTACTAAAACTCGATGGGGTGATGGTGTTCAGCGTTTAGATACGTTGGGTGTTATCGTTACTTCAGCAACTGCAACTGCATAATAGGAGAATAATTATGTCATACGAAAATAGTGCTGGATTGGGCGTAAACAATCAATATGGAGTTCGTGATACACAAGACTCTGCTGCTGTTAGTGGTGGTAAAGTTGAAGCACAAGGTAGTGTACATGAAGCTGTTGTATACTTTACAGGCGACGAGCTTGGTGCTACTGAGGTTGTAACAAGCCTCTCTATCCCAGCTGGCTCACGTGTATTAGATGCAACATTAGAGATCGTAGAAGCGATCACTATGGGTAATGCGGATAACGATATTGTTATCGGTACTGCTACAACTTCTGAAACTAATGGTGTTGATTTTGATAACACTACTGGTGCTGCTGGTGCTTACGCAGGCGCTGCCGCTAACGGTACTTGGGCTGGTGTTCTTGCAGCTGATACAAGTGCTGCTGTTCAAGTAACTGGTACAACTGCTGGTGCAACTGGTGGTAAAGGTAAGATCGTAGTACGTTACTTAAAAGTGTAACAAAACTGGAGGGAGGTCTTCGGGCCTCCTATCCTTTTAATAGTTATGCTGCTTATGCGTAGGCAATATAAGTATTAAAAGGTTTGTATTAATCAATCATGTAGGAAATTGAGATGGCAATAGAACATAATAGTATAGGCGCGGGTGAGATTCATGAACCCAAGGGAGCAGCCACAGCTCTATCAGGACAAGTGTATGTATCAGATGGAGCAGGTAGTGGTGCATGGACACCAAATGGTGGATTCTCAAATAGAGTTATTATAGATCCTACAACAGGACCAGCTATTCTAGGTGGAACCATTGACTCTTCAGTAGAGTATTTTATCGATGGTCTTATTGACATGGGTACTACAGAGATCACTGTTCCCGCTGGTGGTATTACCATTCGAGGATACAACAGTGTACAGTCTAAGTTGTTTTCTACGGAAGCATCTTACACCATGTTCAATGGCGGCACAGCAGGTAATGTGTTGATGAATGATTTCACTATTGATGTTTCAGGTACTTCATCTAAAGTGTATGACATGATAGGGAATGGAAGTCCTTCTTCTTTCTCTGCTATAGAGGTCTCAGGTATAAACTATGAGAACTGCACTAGCCTCGGAGAGCTTACAGGATTCAGACAAGGCTTAGAGATTAACACAGCCCGCTTTGGTGGAACTCCTAATCTTATCTTATCAGGTGCATGGGGTGGTGGTTACAGAATGTCCACATCTATTGTTCGTATCTTAGACAGTGGCTTCTCTGGTGTACTGTTTCAGCAAGGTACTTCCCTTACTATGGCATCACGATTCCTTACTGATCTTAATGTCGATCTACCAGCAGGTACAAGTGGTATATGTGATTTCGATGATACTGTATTCGCAGGCTCATCTTTGTTTCAGTTCCATGAATGCTTAGTTACTCGTGCAGGTGCTAATGCTCCTGATGATGTAAACTACTTTACAGGTATTGGACACGCTGACTTAGACGCTGAGTTTAGAAACAACAAAGGATTATCTAATACATTCGTAGGTGGTAAGTTGTCTCTGACAACAGAGGTTGCCACTACAATAGTAACAATCAACACACCCGTATTGTTGGCAGGTACATACACAGCTTCTACCCTTGAACACTTTGATGTTCCTGCGAGTGGGCAGCTACGTCATATAGGTGATGATCCTCGTGACTATCGTGTTAGTGTATACGTCCAAGTAGAGGGTACAGCAGCAGATGATATTACTGTACGTCTAATGAAGTATGATGCCAGTGCAACAACATCATCCCTAATAGATTCAAAGACTAGACAGATCTTGAACTTGACAGGCGCAAATGACTATGCTGATTTCTCAATGTTAGATTTTGTAATACTAGACATTAACGATTACATCTACCTAGAGGTGGAGAACAACACAGGCACAGGGAATGTCACTGCATCTCTGACCAGTACGATCACAGTTGAGGAGCGATAATGCCCAAATTAACATTACTAGATATGACCCAAGACATCCTATCCGATATGGATAGTGATGAGGTCAATAGCATCAATGATACACCAGATAGCCTACAGGTTGTTGGTATCATTAAGAGTAGCTTCTATGATATGATAGATAGCAGAGATGGATGGCCTCACCTACGAAGCCTGATGGCATTGGATAGTGGTACATCTGCTAAGCCTACTCACATGAAACTACCTGTTAATGTTAAAGCATTAGAAGGTTTGAAGTATGACAAGAAGAAGGCAGGTGAAACTAAAGCTAAGATTCATGATGTTGAATATAAATATCCTGATGAATACTTAAAGCTGGTTAACGATTACAATACAGATGCTGACAATGTAGACACAGTGGTAGATTACTCAGGTGTTTCTCTTGCTATTAAGAATGATGCAGCACCTACCTACTGGACCAGCTTTGATGATGAGTACATTGTATTCAATTCATATGACAGTGCTGTAGAATCTAACCTACAGAACTCTAAGTCGCAGTGTGTGGCCACACGTAACCCGTCATGGACTGTTAGCGATAGCTTCATACCAGACTTACCTGAAGAAGCCTTCTCTCGCCTACTGGCTGAGGCTAAGGCTGCGTGCTTCGGTAGACTAAAGCAATTGACTGACAACAAGAGTGAGCAACAAGCTCAACGTCAACGTCATGCTATGGCCCGTAAGAATTGGAGAGCACATGGTGGTATCCGTATGCCTAACTACGCAAGGACTCCTGTGAAATGAAAGACTTAAAAGTAATGCAAGGACCATATGGATTCTATATAAAGTATGAAGGCGGTGGACAACTTCCTGATATGTTGTCAGGATACTACACTGGCATTAAAGAAGCTAATGATGCAGTAGATCGATACAAAGCAATCAAACGTGAGAGAAAACCTAAAGATGGCTATAGCAAAAACAAGTTTAGAAAAGACTAACTTTACAGGTGGACTCATCACAGAGACCACCGCTTTGACGTTCCCGCCAAACGCTGCCAAAGAGATAAGTAACTTTGAGCTGAACAGGGATGGGAGTATTCAGCGCAGGTTTGGTATGATTGAAGAGCCTCTTGGCGCAAGACTGGATACCCTTAGAGATGCTAATGCTTCGTCCAACCATGCTATTACATCTTACAATTGGACCAATGTGGACAACGATCCAACCATAACTTTAGGTGTAGTTCAGATCGGAAATGCTTTATGGTTTACAGACCTCTCTGCTGATACATTGTCTGCTGCTATGCTGAACAAAGATGAGTTCGGTGTTGCACAGCCTCTATTATTAGACACCAACGTACTGCCTAATGTAATATCGGGAAACGAGCCTGTATCTTTTACAGCTCTTAATGGTGTATTGGTCATTGCTAGTTCAGAAATGGACCACCCTCTATACATAGAGTACACACGAGAGGAAGCAGGAACTGGAGATAGAGTTCTTAGAGCTGATACTATTTCAATACAGGTGAGGGATCTATGGGGCACAGAGGACGGCCTTCCTATAGACGAAAGACCGGAAACACTGTTGGACGATCACAAGTACAACCTACGAAACCAAGGATGGGGAATTGATACATCAAACATCGGTAAGAACCTAGCTAGAGGTGCAAGAAATATAACGCTTCAGGAGTTGTACCCTAAGAGCTACATAAACGGACGACTCACCACTAAAGGAACGGGTGGTGGTTTTGGAGGCGCTATACGGAGACTAAAAGAGATTATGAAAATATCAGATAGGTATGGATCTCCTATCGATGATGGAACGAGGATAGTATACACAGCTCAATCTTCAACAGGTTATCCATCAAACTCTGATATAAGATATATAGGGAGGACTACAGATAATGATGGAAACCCTACATGGAAGGCAAGTCTGTTAAATACAGCAGGAACGACAACAACCCCTGCTCCTAGAGGGAGGTTCATTATCGATGCTTTTAAAAGAGGGAATTCGAGATTAGCGCAATCAGATGTAACGGATGTTCCGATAGATGAGGAGCTTAGTAATATATCTGTTGTTGCAACATACGCTAACAGATTGTTTTACAGCGGCATAGAAAGTAGAATAAGCGATCCTGATGATCGTAGTCCAGATTACACTGGCTGTCTCTTTTTCTCAAAGAGTGTAGAGAACTTTGGGGATTTTGAAAAATGCTACCAAGCCGCAGACCCTACCGAGGAAGATCCTATTGGGTTGTTAGCAACTGATGGTGGTTTCTTGAAGATTGCCGAGGCTTCTCAAATTGTTAAGCTAGTGGTGTCTCGTGCATCTTTAGTTGTTATAGCTAAGAATGGTATATGGGAAATCACTGGACCTGATGGGGTGTTCCAAGCAGATGATTATAGTATTAGTCAAGTTACAAACATAGGCTGTGAGAGTCCAGATAGTGTTATTGTTGCAGAGGATGTTGTATACTACTGGAGTGAAGGTGGTGTCTACGCTTTAGTAAGTGATAATATAAGTGGTAAGCTGAATGCACAGAACATTTCAGAGCGAACTATTCAAACTTTCTTTAATGCCATTCCATCTACTAGCAAGAATGTAGCTAAAGGTCGTTTCGATGCAGTCAATCGTAAGATAACTTGGATGTATAACGATAGTGACGACTACGATGGTATAAACTTTAAGCACGCTTACAACAAAGAGTTGGTATTAGATACAGTGTTACAAGCATTCTATCCTAGAGAGATAGGGGCATCGCCAGATGGAACAACGATTGCTGCCTACTTGGAGACAGAGAACTTCGTAACAGTGAATGATGTACAGGCTGTTGTTGTAGATGGAGAACAAGTAGTAGTTAATGGAGAAGATGTTGTTATCACAGTCCCTACCAAGGGACGAAGTGCTGGAGTAACTAAGTATTTAATGATGACACCTTCTGCTTCTGGTGGAAACTATGAGTTATCTTTTGGACTGTATGGTGGCCTTGACTTTAAGGACTGGGGTGAGGTAGATTCCGCTGCATACTTGACAACAGGCGCAGAACTTGGTGGTGATACACAGAGAGAGAAGCAAATCCCGTATTTGTCTATGCACTTTAATAGATCAGAATCAGGATTCGTTGAAATCGATGGTGAATTAGAGGCTATAAATCCTTCAAGTTGTTCTGTAACAGCTCGGTGGGATTTTGCAAGCAGTTCATCTAGTGGTAAATGGAGTAGACCTTTTGAAGGGTATCGATTACCTAGAAACTTTATACCTCAAGATGTAGATGATGAGTTTGATTATGGCCACGAGGTTATAACATCTAAGACTAAGGTGAGAGGAAGAGGCAGAGCTGTAGCCTTTAAGTTTGAAACATCACCAGCTAAAGATTGTCAGATCATAGGCTGGGGTATGCCGATACACGGAGAAACAACGGTATGATAAAAGAGTTAGAGGAAGGCATTATAGTCGTAGACGATTTCTTTCTCGACTACTCTGATGTAAGGAAGCATGTAACTGGGTTGTCTTATGCAGGTGAAGTTAATCCTGTGGACAATGTACTGTATCCTTACATCAACACAGACATACCAGCAAGAGACGAAGTAGAATATCTCACAGACGGTGGGTTTATGTTCTTGAGGTTGTCTCCCGAAGGAGTGGAGGCACCTCACCAAGCACATAACGATGCTTCAATGGCAGATAACACTCTTCTTATCTACTTATGTGAGGGGCCGGGTGGAACAAGCCTTGTTCGACACAAAGAAACAGGTCTTTATAAACAACCTGAGACAGAAGAAGAGTTAGCTATCTGGCAAAGAGATTACAATATCTATGACGCTTGGGAAGTTACACACATGTTTGATCTTGTACCAAACAGAGCTGTAAGTTTCCCTTCTACACTAATGCACAGGGCAGAGCCTGTTAATGGTTTTGGCAAAACAGCGGAGGATGGGCGATTAGTCCTAACTTGTTTCTATGATTAGAGATGCAACCAAAGAAGATTACCCAGCTATAGAGAAACATGCTAAGAGATTTTGGGAAGAGACTGTTTATCATAAAGAAGGAATACCATATGAAGATGGTTCTGCAATTATGTACATGGACATTGCTTACCAACAAGGTTTACTGTTTGTTTCTGAAGTAGATGGAGAGGTCGTAGGCTTCACAGCAGGAGCTACTGCACCTTTGCTTGGAAGTAAGAGTACCTATTCAGGCTCTGAGATAGCATGGTGGGTAGATCCTGAGCACAGAAAAAGCAGAGAGGGCTTGGAGTTATTAAAAGCCTTGGAGGAGGGAGCTAAAGAACTAGGTTGCTCCTATTGGAACATGGTCTCAATGCAAAGCTCTATGCCAGAACAGATAGAAAGTGTGTACAAGAGAATGGGGTATAGACATGTCGAGACATCTTATCAGAAGGGTATAATCTAATGGCAGTAGTAACAGCTATAGTAGTAACATCAGCCGTGACCGTGGCAGCTTCTCAGAAGCAGGCACGAAAGGCTCAGAGAGCACAAGAGAAAGCAGCCGAGATAGACCAGAAGCGCCAAAACGTACAGATGGCTAGAGAGAAACGCAAGCAGCTTCGACAAGCCCGACAAGCTCAGGCTTCAGTAGCGAATCAGGCTTTTGCACAGGGAACTGCTCAGACATCTAAGACCGCACAAATAAGCGCGGGTATCACAGGAGAGATGTCAAGCAATATAAGTTTCTTAGATAACCAGCAATCGTTTGTTCAATCAATAGGTGCACAGAATCTTATAGCAAGCAGAGCTCAGGCTAAGGCAGCGAAGATTAAAGCTATTGGTGGCCTAGTGACCACAGGTATTACAGCAGGAGCTCAGTTTGGTGGCGGTGGCGCGGGCACTTCTGTAGGGCCAGATGGGTAGGTCCACCTGTGCCTCGATAGCTTGTAACAGCACGTAACAATAATTCATAGGAATAATTAAATGTCTAACATTTTTGATCAAGGTGGCGCAGAAGGTACAGAAGGGATGTTCGACATCCAAGGTATTGTTTCATCTGATAGAAAGATGAGAAAGGATGCTGCCCGTATTGCCCGTTTAAAGGCTACAGTAAATGATGCAGATTTAGGAGAGTCTTTCAATGATGCTTACTCCTCTCTCAAGCTAGGTGTTAATCCTAAAGATGCTGAAGAGGCTTTGAAGCATGAGTATTTAGTTAAGAAGAACAGAGAACGTGCTGAGTATATCTTTGATAACGCATCTAATCTAAACCCTGAAGTTCAACAGTCTATCCATGACACTATCGCAGTAGATTCTTTAATAGAAGAGTCTGTTCTTGATGATGATGGTATCAACATGATGTACAGTGAGATCTTTGCTGGTGAGACTCTTGATAACTTTCGCCAACGTGGTGTAGCTACCAAGTCTTTCATCATAGACAAGATGGAAGAGAGCTTTGAAGACAATAACATGTTGGAGACTGCTGGTAATTTCTTAGCAGACATGCTTGCGCCTGATGAAATCAAAGACATGAATGATTATGCTACTTTGATAGGCACTGATTGGAATGGTATGCTTGATGAAATGGCATTCTTCCAGACACTGGATCCTGAAGAGCAGAAGGTTGTATTAGAAACTAGAATGCCTGCTATCATAGCGGCTGCTGATGAGAACCCTTTTGTTGCACGTTCTATTGTTGAGCTGTACTACTCAGATGATATTGTACAAGATATTAAGATAAAGGCTGCAATGGATGTAAGTGTTTTTGCTTTTGATATTGGTCCTATTGCAGGTAGTCTTGTCAAACTAGGTAAGAATGTAGCTAAAAGTAGATCGGCTGTTAAAGAATTAAAGGACTTAGATAACCCCGAGAGAGCTGGTGCAGAAACAGCAATGTCTGGTGGAGATAGTGCTGAAGAGCTGGGTCAAACAATCGATCTGAACAAGGTTGATGCAGCATCTACTGCTAACCCCACACGTATGGAAGGTACATCTGTATTGAATGGAGCTATGGATGACATTGCTTCTGATGTACAAGAAGTACGTAAGAGTGTAATCAATCACTTAGTAGAAGATCTTCTTCCTACTGCTGGTAACAAGCTGAGCCGAGGAGAATCTCGTAAGCTGAAAGGTAGACAAAGAAATTTAGAACATGATATTAAAGTAGCAACTGAAAGCCTTGGTAAGGTTACTAAGAAGCAGGTTAAGACAGGTGTTGCTAAGAAGTCTGTCATAAAAGAAAACATAGCACGATTACAAGCACAGCTAGATGAAGTAAATGCTACGGTAGCCCGTAATGTGGACTCACAAGCTGCGTATGCTGACATCTCAAGATTACAGCAGGGTATAATCCCCGCTAAGCTGAAGACACAGTTCGATAATTTAATGAACGAAGAGATGTCAAAGGTATCTCGTGTTGTTAAGCAATCAGAGGTAGACGCTTTAGATGCATCTATTGTAAATGCTAACAGTGCAGCAAGACCTGCTAGAGAAGACATCATTGAAATAGCAGGCGATCCTAAATTGATGGATAGTCCTGAAGCATTCGGTATGCCTGCGGCCTTAGTTAAGACTATCGAAGATTCTGTTGTATCGCCTATGCAAAGAGCTTCTGCATTAGCAGGTCGGGAATCGATAGATGCACTGTCTCCTGAAGAAATGCTAGTAGCTCGTAACAAAGCAACCGAGAAAATGAAACAACGTCTTACTAATTCAGGTAAGGTGGTTGATAGTGTAGAAGTTACAGCGACTACAGATAAAGGATTCAAAGTTACTGCGAGAACTAATGATGGTAAAGCATCTGAGTTTGAGTTTGATTATACTTTGTCCGATGCCGGTACATTAACAAGTGATCCTTCATTAGCGAAGAGTAATGTAGCATCTTCATTGAAAAGTGTATTCTCTCCTGATGTTATATGGAGAGAGATGCTAGGTGGTTTCATCAAGAACATCACATTCGCAGGTCAACAGTCTGCTAAGCTGGCTAATTCATTATCAAAGAGATACATAGACATAGAGAAAGGATTATCTAAGACAGCACGTATCGAAGTAGATACTTTATTACAAGCTGGTGATGAAGCAGGTACTGTGTTCACATACCAAGAGCTTAAAGCTGGAACAGTTGAGCTTCATGTTGGAGCACAAGGTGTTAAGAAAGGATATTCTGATGAGGTTATTGAGGGGTACTTTAAGAAACGTGCTTTCTTCGACCAGTTACATGGATTCCGTAATGACATGATGCGTGGTCAGCTTGAGTTTATGGGATTCAAGAATGTTAAGTATACAGATAAGGGTGGTGTAGCCGCTAACCTTATTGGTAAGACATATGATAACCTCCAAGGCATCCGTACTCAGCTAGATGAAGCAACTGTATTTGTTCCTAGTAACTTAGAAGGATCTACAGTACGCTTTGTTGAGAAGAACAAACATGTTATGGATAAGTTGATTGAAGCAGGGTACAAGCCTGTTAAATTGATGGAGCCTATCCGATTCAAGGATGGCAAAGGCAAGGCTACATGGGCTATGGTTCGTGATGAGCAGGTAGGGAATTTACCTAAGAAGGTATTGAACTACAGTGCAGGATATACACCTCGTATATACCGTCCCGGCTATTTCTATGTGAAGAACATGGACAGTGCATCACAAGAAACCTTGTATGCTTTTAAATCTAAAGCCGAAGCACAAGCATATGCTACTAAAACCATGACAGAAGAGGGTAGTGAGTACAAGAACCTAGCTGTTCGTGAAGATAGAGAGTTCTCTGACCTTGAGAAGCTAACTAATTCAAGTGACATGTTTGGTGGATTGTACACATCAGCTCGTAAGTCACAAAACCTTATGGTTAAGACTGCTGATGGGGATATTAGACCTGAGAGATTGAATGGAGCTAATGCAACACAGCGTTACATTCAAGGTATCTCTGATATAATGCCTATCAATACCTACCGTATGTCTATGGTTGAACAGTGGATGAATACTGTTGAGCAAATAGCTAAGGCAGAGGGCAGAGCAGGATTCGGAGTAGGTGGTCGTTCACTAGATTCACCACTAGATCTAAGTCCTGAGTCTTTAGCCACAATGAACGACTCTCGTGAGTATCTGAAGAAGGTGTTGAAGATTCCTTCGGATGATGAGTCTATGTTCGCAGACTTTGTTGCCAGTGTTGGCAGAGGAATGGAACGTAACTGGGGTGAGAAAGGTGGTAAGGCTAATGAGTGGATATTAAACAACCTTCATAGCAAGAACCCATTGAGAGCCTTGAAAGGTGCAACATTTAACTTACACTTAGGCTGGTTCAACGTAAGACAGCTATGGGTTCAGGCACAGAATGCTTCATTAGCTCTCAGTATGCACCCAATACATGGTGCTAAAGCTGTAGCTAAGATGCTGCCTATGCGGGCTGCAATCCTTAGTGACAACCCGGACATGTGGAGATCTATTGCTAGATCTACGCCGGGTTTAGAGGAAGAGTCGTTTGTCAAAGAGATTCAGTTGTTCAAGGACAGTGGTATCATGGATGCTATTGTACGTACAGCGGATTTTGATGCTAACGTATCTGGTATCGGTATGAGTTCAATGAACGGATTACGTAAGGCATCTAAAGCCGGACGTATCTTCTATGAAGAGGGTGAACTTGCTTCTCGTATAGTTGCATGGGATGTTGCTCGTAGTAATCTCAAGGAAGCAGGTGAGGAAATCACCACTAAATCCTTGACAGATGAAACGATCAGGATGCACATGAACTTACAGGCAGAGAACTCTGCTGTATGGCAGAACAATGTGCTAGGTGTACCAACTCAGTTTGTACAGGTGTTTGCTAAGTTTGCAGAGAACCTGTTACCTAAGACAATGGGTGGTACAGGTAAGTGGACTGCTAAAGAGAAGGCATCTGCCCTTGCTGGTCAGTTCATCATATACGGATCAGTTGGTGTACCTATCGCTGAGGATCTCGTAGCGGCTGCTAGTGAGATGGCAGGTCTTGGTAGTGCTAGCGCACAGGAAGAGAACCCAATGCTCGTAGAGGGCCTGCAAGAGGGCTTGTGGGGCATGTTCTTTGAAGCCTTTGGGGTTCAGAACAACTTCTCTGAGAGTGGTAACTTGTTAGCAGGTATTGATGACAACATCGCTGCTACAATTATCGGTGCTTTCTATGACCATTTCTCTGGTAATCCAGTAGATACTAATGCTGAGATTTCTAAGGTGGCATTAGGTGCAGGTGGTAACTCTATCATGCGTGGTAAGGATGCTGCAATCAACATGTATGAGGCTGCTAAGAACATCATGACACACCCATCGGCAGCTACAGTAGGCCATGAGTTGATAGATGTTATTGATGGTCTAGCTTCTATGACATCTACATGGAGTAACGCTCGTAAGGCATACTATGCTGAGTATTATGGCATGGGATTGCGTAGTAAACGTGGTACTGTCATGATGACAAACGAAGAGCTTGGTGCTAATTGGCAAACATCTATGGCCAGAGCTTTTGGTTTTGAAACTGATAAAGAAACTGCCCTATGGAAGGCATACGACTACAATACAGAGAATAAGAATGAGATGAGAGCTGTGAAGGATGACCTCCAACACATCTATAATCAATTCATGATCACTGGTAATGTAGAACTATACCGTAAGCAACGGGCTGCTATCATGAGTCCTTACGATAACACAGAAGCAGGCACTAAGATCATGAAGAACTTTAACAAGAGTGTTCTCGATGGTAAGTCTGCATTTAGTCGAGAGGCTTCAGCCTTCACAAAAGATTATCTAGGCAATGGTGGTGTTATGCCGCTGTCAACAGGTACTCTCTTACAAAATAACGAGGATAAGTAATGCCTAAATTTTTAGATGAACCGGATATTCGTTCGCTTCGGCCACAACGTGGCTCACAAGCCACCCCAGAAGCCGATGCTATATCAGGTTTAGCTGGTATAGTGGACTTCATTGGCGGTCAGATAGGGAAGAAGCGAAAACAGGAGGCAGTAGTTGCCAAGGGTGAGGCCATTGGTGAGGCTACTACTTCTATTCTTAATTTAAAAGATGAGAGAGCTAACCTTCTTGCTGAAGAAGCTGATGTTACAGGACAGATTGCTAACATCTATAGTGATGATCTTGTTACTGAAGAGGAGAAGATCACTCTCGACAACCTAGCGGGTCAGAAAGCTAAGCTAGATAAAGCACGCAAGAGTGGGATGTTAAACGAGACAGCTTATAACACACGTTATAATGCTATGTGGAAGCAGAGCCTATCAAACGTAGGCAACCTAGCACTCCAGCCTGAGATCAATTCGATCTTTGGTAGTGGCATTGCTACGTTCCAAGAGCCTGTTGACTCACAGGATGCACAAGTGAATAAGTATTTAGATAATGTTCATGGCGTGGGCAACCACGGTGTCCAAGAGAAAGGAGAGTTTCTAGGTAATCAGGCTTTTGTGCAGCAGAAGACAGCTCAAGGTGCTGCAAGCGTTACGAAACTACAAGGTAGCATTGCTAACATCTCATCTGCTCTTAACTCTACACATGTGAAGGCACTGCTCACTTCTGTCAAAAAGGGTGGAGGTGTAATGACCGATGTGGCTAAGAACAACTACCTATTGGTTGCTCAGTCATCACTCAGTGACATGGAAGGTATATACAACCAGCGTATAGCCGAGGCAAGATCAAGAGGTGAGCGTCTGGACTCTTCCGTATTAACTAAGATGAAGGAAGACATAGATGAAGAACGTAAGTATTACTTAGAGACTATACCTAACCAGATGGCAACATTCGGTGCAGGTGATCAGTTAGATAAAGCATTAAAGATTAAGCAAACTCTAGTAGATCTTAACAGACCTATGTCTTCTTCAGCTAATGCTGCATTCTCAGGTGGTGGTGCCAGTGGTGTAGGTGGCCAGATCACAGCAGAGAAGATGCTTGATCCAGCTTTCGTTCGCAACCTTGAATCATTACAGACAGGCTTGCCTATTGAGATGATGCAACAGGCAGCAGTTGATCAGCTTGTGTGGCAATTCACAGGTGATGTATCTGTAGCTGACATGGTAGATAGAGGCTTAGTTAATCCAGAGCTTCTTGTTCTTACAGGATCTATGGCTATAGATAACGCAACTGTTACAGATGGTGCATCGTTTGATGCTATGCTAACAGAGGTTGATAAGTACAGAGCTGGTATTAACTTAGAAGATACTACTAAGTTTACTGAATCAATTAACTCTTTTGGAGATAAGGCTAGACAAGTAAGTGTGGCTGCTAAGGGTAAGAATGGTAGTGAAGCTGCCGCCAAGGGTCAGGTAGGTCAGGTGTTAAGAGCACAGCTTAAACGTGTTGTTGAAGACTCACGATTTAAGAACCTTACTATCTCATTGGATGAGAATGGATTGCCTGTATCTAATCAAGACAAACTACAGCCATCATCTGCTGCCGCTACTGCAATCAGATATGGTGATATAGCTAGCCTTGCAGGTAGAGGTGTAGCTGGTGGTGATCGTACTAAGTTACAACAGCCTAGTAAGAATACTGCTGAAGGTGAGATAGCTGCACTTGTCAAGGCGTACACTGAGTATGCTAAGTTTGGATTAGCAGACATCCGTGATCTACAAGAGTTAGTAACAATTGAAGGCCCGGCTGCACCACAGGCAGGGTCAACAGCAGAACAACCTGATGTATCTGGATTAGAAGATGGTGTCTATGAAGATGATCAAGGTAATCAATTCACAGTAATAGGTGGAGCAATTCAGTAATGTCAAAACTTGGTGGTGTAGATAGGAACTTAAAGAGGGTGGGCGATGTCCCACCTGCTCCGAGTGGGGGGCTAACTAAGATAGGTGAAGTCCCCGTGGCTACACCTAAGTTAAAGAAGGTGGCTGAGGTGGCATTCAATTCGTTTGAAGAGTCCCTTGCTGAGGTAGAGAACGCACAGAAGGTAGGGTTTAAGGATGATCTCTGGTCATCTCATGCCTCACCTGAAGGTGGGTTAGATACTATAGGTTATGGCCATAAGATAACACAGGCAGAGGAAGACGCTGGTACTTATAAGAATGGTATTAGTGATGCTGATGCTATTAAGTTATTCAGGGCTGACATCAAGAAACATTCTGACATAGTGAGGAAGGATGTTGAAGACTTCGATGACTTACCTAAGAAGTATCAGGATGTGTTGGTTAACATAGCCTTTAATACTGGCTCAGTTAAGGCTAACAAGTGGCCATCTTTATTGAAAGCAATGAGAGCTGGAGATGATAAGAAGGTACGTGAGGAGAGTGTC